CTTTTTCTTACGCATGGCAATATTGCCCATAATTGGCAATTCATGCGCGGGCGTCTGTCATAGAGGAAACGCGGCATATTGGCAATATTGTCATTCTACTAAGCACTTCAAAATTGTAGATGTTATATAGTCCACACTGTAGCTGTGGGGCGGCTGCGATTTTCCGGGGGTGACAATACTGCCTAGATTGCCCATGTCTGCCGTCCCGATGCCAACATGCCAGGCGCACGTTAGTGCTTACTAACCTGGCGCCAGATGTGAGCGTTCACTAACTGGACTGTTAGCTAGTGCTTGCTAACCTGGCGCCAGATGTAAGTGCTTGCTAACTTGTGAGCGTTCACTAACTGGACTGTTAGCTAGTGCTTGCTAACCTGGAAGTGAGTGCTTGCTACTGCTGCATTGCAGCATAAGTAAGCGCCCACTAACCTAGAAGTGAGTGCCCACTAACTTGCAGCTCAGAAGTGAGTGCCCACTAACATGGGGGAGTGAGGGCCTTGCGCTGGCCGTGTATGTGTGTGCAGGTGCCGAAAACGATTTTGAAAAATTAACCGACAATTAAATAAAAAAGCCTGTTATAATTATTTTTTATTTTTTATTGCGGTGTTTAATATGTACGCACCAATTGTCGGCTATGAAGGGCTATATGAAATGTCTGCTGAAGGTCGGGTGCGAAATGCGCGAACTTACCGAATCATGCCGGTTAAGTCGGGGCGCGTTACGCTAAGTAAGCAGGGTTTGCCTGCGGCGGTGCTAGTGGGCGAGTTAGCCGTATCAACGGCTGCTGTTCCTGCGGCGCTAACTTTACCCCCACTAACCAGCCGTTTAGACGCGGCGCGTAGTTTTTACGGCGCTTGGGCAAACTCCGGGCATGTAGCTAAACATAACGGCGCGGCGGGGGAGTATTTGGTTTGCGCGGCGTTGGAGCAACACGGCGTGTCTGCGGCGTTGCCGGCGGTTAATACTGCGGAATACGACTTTATTGGCGACTTTGGCCGGGGTAATTTTTTTACCATACAAGTAAAATCTACGTCGTGCGCTACGGAGGCTAGGCCGGGGGACACGCCAGCCTATAGGTTTAGGGGTCTACCGGCTAATCCGGATGCTTGCGACGTATATGCTTTTGTTGCGCTAGACACAGGTAAAGTTGTGTTTATGTTGGCGCAAAAGTTTAGCCAAGGAGGCAAAAATTTTAAGCGTGTGCATTTTGAAGCGGAAGCGTTAGTTTCTGTGCAAAATGTTTTGCAAACGTTGCACGCTAGGTAAGCCCTTAGCTTGCAGCCCAGGCATAGGTCAAATAGGCTAAATGGACAACCAATTTCAGGCCGTGGTATAACGGCGGCTATGTTTCGGTCACTACCACTGGCTATCCGACCTAAAGTTCAGGCGACAGAGGCGCGTCTGGACGCCATATACAAAGCTGCATCTATGGGTTTAAAAGGGGATTCACTAGCACTGGCGTCTGGGATGCTGCCTGTAGAGTACCGGCAATTGTGCCAATTTGACCCATTGGCCGAACTAGCGGCGCAGAAAGGCAAGGCGGATAACGAGCTGCGCGCAGCGCAGAGACTGAACGAGGCGTCTGAAAGCGGCGATGCCAAGGCCAGCCTGGCAATACTCCAACACCTTCACGGCTGGACGGCCCGGCAGGAGATTAGTGTGGACGTCTATCAGAAGATCAGCGTCATCACGGCGCTTGAACAAGCCCGCGCGAGGGTAATCGAGGGGACGGTGATAGATGGCTGATAACAAGCTGGCACCCCAAAGCAAGAACAAGCTGCCATGGTATGAACAAGCGTTACCAATGGAAGGCCGCGCAACCTTCCTGCCCTTTCAAGACACGCTGCCGGGGTCAGTGATGAACCAGCGCAGCTTTGCGTTACCCGGCGTTGTTGCCGGTGCTGTCAACGCAATCACCGCACCGGGGCGGGCCTACAGCGGCAGCGATCCGACCTTTAACCCCGAGGAAGAAGCGGCGAACTTTGCCATGAACGTAATGGGTGGCGGGGTGGGTGCGTCAAGGGCAGCACCCGCGCCTGCGGGTTCGTTGGGGATGAACGCATTTCATCGCACAGGTATTCCTTTTGAGGGTGCTTTTGAGCGTAACCGCCCTCAATCGCAGGCTTCGTTTTCAGGGCCAGAAGGTTTTTATTTTTCCCGGCACTCTAAAGACCCAACTACGGGCGTTTTTGGCCGCCATGTTATTCAAGCGGATGTTAAAGTTACAAAACCCGCGCCGGTATCACAAGTGTTTATTGGGCCTGGCAATATACCTACCCCCCGCGCGGTGCTTCCGGTTACGCCCGTATGGGCTGCATTAAACAAGATAGATCCGGCACAGGGTGGGTATGTAATTGCGGATAGCGCGGCGGATGCAATAGCAGGCAAAAAAGCGCCGCGCTCAAATACTTACGCTGAATACGAACAACAGTTTTATACCGCGTTAATAAACAAAAAATTATTTAAGTTAGTGAACCCAGAGGTATTAGAACCCTCCGACGTGTCTTTGCTTAAGTTGTATGGTTATGACGGTTTTGAATACAAACGCCCGCAAAACGCTACATCTAGTATGCCATCTCAGATTGTTGCGCTTGACCCCGAACAAATTGTTCGCAAAGCCGCTTGGACTGAGCCTAGGTAATGCAATTACCGATCTATCAGTCTGAGGAAGAACAGCGGCTGATGGTCGAGCTGTGGTCGCCCGCGCTGGCGGATGACCCCGAAGCGTTTGTGTTGTTTGCCTTCCCATGGGGCCAGAAGAACACCCCACTGCACAAGTTCAAAGGCCCGCGCAAGTGGCAGCGGGAGGTGCTGCGGGACATCAAAAAGCACATCGACGGCAACAAAGGCAAGATTCAGATGGACACCCTGCGAGAAGCGGTGTCATCTGGGCGCGGAATTGGCAAGTCAGCCTTAGTATCTTGGCTGGTGCTGTGGATGCTGACCACCCGCATCGGCGGCAGCGTCATCATCAGCGCCAACTCGGAGAACCAGTTGCGCTCGGTGACCTGGGCCGAGCTGACCAAGTGGTCAGCCATGTCTATCAACAACCACTGGTTTGAGATCAGCGCGACCAAGCTGGTGCCGGCGCAGTGGCTGTGCGAGCTGGTCGAGCGGGATCTTAAAAAGGGCACACGTTACTGGGCTGCCGAGGGCAAGCTGTGGTCGGCAGAGAACCCGGACAGCTACGCGGGTGTGCACAACCAAGACGGCATGATGCTCATATTTGACGAGTCCAGCGGCATACCCAACCCGATATGGGAGGTGGGCGCTGGGTTCTTCACCGAGAACACGCCGGACAGGTACTGGTTTGCCTTTAGCAACCCGCGCCGCAACGAAGGCTACTTTTTTGAGTGTTTCCACGCTAAACGGGCGTTCTGGAACACTCGCAGCGTGGACGCGCGCACGGTGGAGGACACCGACAAGCAGGTCTACGAGCAGATTATTGCCGAATACGGCGAAGATAGCCCGCAGGCCAAAGTCGAGGTGTACGGTGAGTTCCCCGACGCGGGCGAAGATCAGTTCATCAAGCCCATGCTGGTCGAGGACGCCATGCAGCGGGAGCGGTGGAAGGACACCACGGCGCCTATAATATTAGGTATCGACCCCGCGCGGGGCGGCGCGGACTCTACCGTGCTGGTGGTGCGCCAGGGGCGGGACATTGTGGCAATCAAACGCTACTCGGGCGAGGACACCATGACCATTGTTGGGCGGGTGATTGACGCCATTGAGGAATACAAGCCAATTTTGTCCGTTATCGACGAAGGCGGGCTTGGATACGGCATACTTGACAGGCTCACAGAGCAGCGTTATAAGGTGCGAGGGGTAAACTTTGGCTGGAAGGCCAAAAACTCCATTATGTGGGGCAACAAGCGGGCTGAGATGTGGGGCACCATGAAGGATTGGCTGAAAACAGCGTCAATTCCAATTGATCGGCAGCTAAAAGCTGATTTGGTCGGCCCCATGAAGAAGCCTAACAGTAGCGGTACGATTTTCCTTGAAGGAAAGAAGGAAATGAGGAGTCGTGGTCTAGCCTCACCCGACGCCGCCGACGCGCTGGCGGTTACTTTTGCTTTTCCCGTCGCACACCGCGAGTATCGGGAGCCGACACGACGCACAGCGTCATCTCACGTTGGCGTAACCAACTCTTGGATGGGATCGTGAAGAAAAGCGTATCTTTAGCTGTGGGTCGAGGCGAGAAGCTCCCGGTCAGCAAGGGCGCTGGTTTGACCGCGAAGGGTCGCGCTAAGTACAACAAAGCTACAGGCAGCAATCTAAAAGCCCCGGCGCCTAGCCCTAAGACCGCTGCCGACAAAGGGCGCAAAGCGTCATTTTGTGCCCGAATGTCTGGCGTGGTAGCCAAGGCCAAAGGCCCGGCTGAACGTGCAAAAGCCTCTCTTAAACGGTGGAAATGCTAATGAAACCCGGACTCTACGCCAACATTAACGCTAAAAAAGCTCGCATTGCTGCGGGCAGCAAAGAAAAGATGCGTAAACCGGGCACGCCCGGCGCACCGACGGCTAAAGCGTTCAAACAATCGGCTAAAACGGCTAAAAAATAGTGGCCTATCAAGACACCGGCATTAATGAAGCCGGGGCAGTAGCCTCTGGCGGCACTAAGCGTGACCGTGACAACGGTGAGATGCTGGCGACCATGCGTACCCGCCTGACGATGGCGATTGCTGCCTATTCGGACAGCCGCGAGGATGAGCTGGACGACCTGCGCTTTCGTGCGGCCTCGCCCGACAACCAGTGGCAGTGGCCTGCCGATGTGCTGGCGACGCGCGGCTCGGTGCAGGGCCAGACGATTAACGCCCGACCCTGCCTGACCATCAACAAGCTGCCGCAGCATGTGCTGCAAGTGACCAACGACCAGCGGCAGAACCGGCCCAGTGGCAAGGTCATCCCGGCTGACGACAAGGCCGACATCGAGGTGGCCGAGATATTCAACGGTTTGGTGCGGCACATTGAGTATATCTCGGACGCTGACGTAGCCTACGACACGGCCTGCGACAACCAGGTGACGTTCGGTGAAGGTTACTTCCGCATCCTGACTGAATACTGCGACGACGACACTTTTGAGCAAGACTTGCGGATTGGGCGTATTCGGGACTCGTTTAGCGTCTATATGGATCCGACAATCCAAGACCCTTGCGGTTCGGATGCCGAGTGGTGCTTTATCAACCAGGAAATCAC